GAATCTGCCAGCCGTGGGGCAGAGCTCGCGCAACGCAGACTGAAGAACAACCCAACCGCACGCCGCGCTATAGGCCTCAGCTGATGGAGATCTGTAGCTTTGTGCGCTTCAAACGTCGTGATGGCACGTACACTAGCTGGCTTGGCCAGAACTTCTTTATCGGCCAGACCATCACTCACAACGGTCTAGAGTATCCCTACCGCCCGGTTGCGGTAGCAACCAATAGCAGCACCCGTGGCGGTGATCGGTCAGAGGCTGCAATCGGCGCGGCAGTGTCAGCACTGACGCTGAATGTATTTGCTGAGGCATCCGCTAATGAGTGGCTGCTGGAAGTCCGCTCAGTGAAGGTCAACCGCTCGGATCTCTCTCTAGGTCCGCTGCTGCTGGTTGAGTATTGGTCATCACGGCAGGTGCAGCATGACACCAGCCAGTCGGTGGTAACGCTGCAGCTTGCCAGCCCGCTCGATGCGGTACGCGCTCCAGGTGGGCGTGTTCTGAGTCAGTCGCTGGTTGGAGCATTGCCGACTAGCGGCAACCTGACGCTGCAGTGATGGCTGACTGGATCCGATGGGTGAATGCCAAGCTGCCGCACATCATTGGCGCCGATCCTGATGATGGTGTAGGAATTGACTGCCTAGTGATGGCGGCGAAGGTGCGCCAGTCTGCAGGCCTAGCGATGCCTGCACTCAGGCCAGAGTGGTTCACCATGGCAGCGGCTGGTGAGTGGGATCAGCTGCTGATGGAATGGAACCGTTTGATGGTCCCCTGCAGACTGGAACCATACGCGCTGGTGGTTCACAACCAGCCATCAGGTCTAGGTGTTGGCGTGGTGGTCGATGACGGCGTGTTGATTGTTCACCACAGGCGAGGTGCGCAATGGCTGCCGATGGATACCGCAGAGCGATTGATGGGGCCGTTGCAGTATTGGAGGCCTAGGGATGCTGCCGTCTGATCGGTATCTGGCCGAGCTGCTGGGGCTTAGCGAAGAGCAGTTTGAGTATTGGCGAGAGGAGGTGCGCAAGCGTGCTGCAGCGGCGCCTAAGCCTGCCGTCGTGGCCGGCCTGGATCCGTTTACCCAGATCGCAATTCAGATCATCATTGCGGTCGGCCTGCAGCTGATTGGTGCGCTGCTCACGCCATCCGCCAGCCAGGCCAGGCCTGCTCAGGTGCGGACCCGTAACCGAGTTGGTGAATCACAGACCAGCCTGCAGGCGTTTGCGCCGCGTGTTGGGTTCGATGCGGTGCAGCAGGTCGCGAGCCTGGGCGAACCGATCCCCGTGATCTACGCCAACCGCGAAACGATCGGCGGCGTCACCTATGGCGGCGTGCGGGTAAATGCCACGGTGCTGTGGTCGCAGATCTGGAGCTTAGGCGGCAGTCAGATGCTCCGCGCTGTCTTCATGCTCGCTGAAGGTCGTGTAGCGAGCATCGACCCGCAGGGTTTCGCCATTGGTGACAACAGCATCGGCGTGTATGACCTCGGCACCAGCCAGGCAAATGAGATCGGCAGCCGAATCACGATTTACTACCGCGACAATGGCGGGCGGATTACTGGTGCGAATCGGATTGTTGGGCGTGCTGCAAATGCAGATCCTGGCAATGCGGTGAACGCTGGCGGTGCTGATGTATTCCAGCTGCAGTCTGTTAATAATGCATGGGCATCAGATTTCAGCGCAGCGGTTAAGCCGTCTACGTCTACAACATTTGGTGTTTACAGCCCGATTGGTAACAACCTTGGATTTAAGCTCAATCCGGTTGTGCGACCTGGTGTTACGGCAAGGTTGAAGCCTACCGGCGATGAGGGTGATGGGATTGTAGCTTGCGATCTGGATGAGGTTGTGCAGGCGCAGCGTGCAAAGCTGACTGCGTTTTTCTCTACACGATCAGGAATTGTTGGCGCCAGCGCGGCGGCGACAAGCTACAGCATCGGCGACACGATCACCTATAAGCTGCTGCGTGGTAGTGATTTTGAGACTGAGTTTACGGGCACTGCCGGGAATGATGACGATTGGATCGTCACTGCAGAAGTGAGAGATTATGACAACATCTACCCCCGTGGAGTGGTTGAGAGTGGGTCGTCAAACTTTGGCCCGAAGCTAACAGTTACGCTGAGCCAACTCATCAATGCGTTGTCGTTTGGCTCAACCACTGTTGACGCGGTGAATCGTACAGTGTCAGCCGAGGTTACGGTAGACCTATCTGATATTGAAGATGTCATCACCAATACAGACGATGGCGTTATCAGTATCAGGTACTGGATCGTTGCTAAGCATGAAGAGCGAGATCTGGAGATCAGACGGCGTTACAACCTGACGATCACGACGCGCAGTGTTGATAGCTATCTGGCTAGCAGCACTGGCGATGGGCCGACGCTTGACTATAGCCTCAGCCAAACAAAGAACGGCGACGGGCTTGTTACGGACGTGACGCTAGACGAATCTGGCAACCGTAGCATCACCGTAACCACGGCTCTTAGTCTGACGCAATTTACACAGCGTGATTATGACTTGGCTGTGGCTGATGGTTCGGGACCAGTTACAGCGCTTACCGGCCCGCCACGGCTGCGGGCGAATATGGTGTTTAAGTATAACGACGCTGACGAATATACCGAAACTGCAGACGATGCGGCATCATCGATTGCTACACGTCAACGGTCATGGGATGACGCGATTATCGTAGGAGAGCTGTATAAGATCGGTTCAGCGCTTGCGGTTTGCACTGGTCGTTCGCCAACCGATCAGGTCTTTCGTTCTGATGTAGACCTAGAGGAAGCGAACAGCGGCCAGTCGATTGAGGCTACATTCAGGGTGGTTCGCGCTGGTGCTGCAGCCAGGGTTACAGAGGCGATCCTCAATCAAGATGGGTTGACTGTCAGCCCGACACGTCAAACTGCCACCAGCGGCCCGCATATCATGCGCGTGGCGATGGCGCATGGTGCCACCACCCGAGAGTGCAGGATTGTAGAGCTGGGGATCCGCTCCAGCATGGGTATTCGGTTCAATGGGATTCTGCGCTTTCGTGGCACGCTCACATTCAGTCAGGCTGATGGTCGGGCGTGTTTGAATAAGGAAGGCGATGTAATCCGTCGCGGGAATACGCTTAAGGTCGATAACTACCAAAGCGGTCAGCTGGTGGGCACCAGTGAGCGCTACTCGTTTGTGCGGATTCTATACAAGAAACAGCAGGAGTCATCGTTTACCGAACTCTCCCAGGTGTTTGGGTTTGCAGGGGTTGAGCAGCAGTCGATGTTCAACTATCTGCGGCTTGAGTTCCCTGCGCTTGATTCATGGGAATGGACGATAGAACCGCTTACCGGTTGGGAAGTCAGGAACGTCATCACCGCTGGGACGGTGTACGTGATCGACAGCCGCATGAGCACCGTTCAAACGGTCACGACTACCACCGGCGGCCGGACGGTCAAAGCGACATTCAACGGCCGGGCGGTTACGCGGAGTGAAGCTACCTTCAGGTTGCAGCAAACCCGGCGCGGCAATATGGGGTTGCCGCATGTTGACTCAAACAATAACTACGCCGACGCATGGGGCAAGTTAGCTGAGTTCTTTGTTTACGACGAAATTCAAGCTAGCACTGATGCTCCAGAGCATGAGATCGTTTATGTAAACGAGATCGTACAGAACAGCACCGCGCCAACGTACGACGGGATTGCGTTGTTTGGCGTGAATGCTGTATCAGCGTTTGAGTGGCGGCAATTCAGCCAGCTGTCGGGTTATGTGACTGGCGGCACTGTGGTGAGACGGCTGCTCAACAGCCTTACCGAAGGCCCATCGCACTTGCTGCCGGATCTGGCATTGGATCGTTTGACGAATCCGAAATATGGCCCCGGTAACGTCACTGATGATCTGATCAATCTGACGAACTTTCAAGCCGCTGCGCAGTGGTGCCTAGATCGTAAATACTTCTTCGACGGCGGCGTGATCATCAGTCAGACGGCGCCGCGTCAATGGATTGCGGATACAGCTGGCGCGATGTTGCTCGACTTCCGCGAGGTGAACGGGCGATATGACCTGGTGCCGTTTATCACCTTTGGCACTGTTACCCACAAGGCGCTGTTTACCGCTGGGAACATCGCCGAGGGTAGTTTCCAGTTTGAGTCTATCCCGCTTGAGGAACGCCAGCCGGTACGGGTGAGCGTGAAGTGGCGGCAGGAACGGAGTAGCACCAACCCAGCGAACCCAGGACTGTTCCCGCTTGAACGTGAAGTGCTGGTGCGTGAGGCATCACCACACGGCAGCGACAGCCTGCCGATTGAGGCGGTAGACCTCAGTGATTTCTGCACCAATGAGAACCATGCAATCGACGTTGCAAAGTTCCAGTTGCGGATGCGGAGACTACGGGATCACACCATCAGATTCAAAACGACCTATGACGGATTGGAGGGGATCACAACGGGGATAGGCCCTGGTGATCTGATTCGGGTGGCGATGGATGCGACGGTCTATGACCAGTTCAACAATGGCGTTGTGCTGGGTGATGGCACCGTTGTGAGCACCACTGCCCTAGCGGATGGCAGTTACAACGTGGTGAGCTGGGACGGCGATGGCGCCGTGAATGATGCGGGTGAACTGACGATTGTGGGAGGTGTGGGATCACCAGCTGGGATCGTGTTCACGGTTAAACAGGTCACCACTCAGGTGAGGTCATATCAGATCAGCAGGATCACACCGACTGAAGATGGGGCCTATGACATTGAGGCGGTTCACATGCCCACCAACGCATCGGGCGGTCTGCTGGTGGCGGCAGACTGGGATAACTCGGCCGCATGGGTGATTCAACGATGACGGTTCAGTTCCCAGCGATTCAGCCGACCGGCCATGAGTTTGGTGAACCCAGCTGGCCTGTCACTGAAATGCGCTCGCAATCTGGTGTGCGCAGCGTCAGGCTGTGGGGCAGCAGGGCTAGCGATGCGCCGATGACGCTGGAGTTCTCGAACATCAGCCAAGCGGCCTATGCGCAGATCAGGGCAGCGCATACCGCTGCAAAGGGAGCGGTGGAGGATGTTGCATTCCCGGCGATCGTTGGGAAGAATCTGACCGAGGTGGATCTGTTGAATCCTGGCCCTGGCCTGAAGTGGTACTGGGCCAGTCCACCTGAGGGCAGCCGGGCGCAGGGCGGGAAGCGGATTAGCTGCCGGTGCAGCTTCAGGGCCGAACTTAGGCTGTAGGAAAAGGTCGAGGCGTTCTGATGACTGTCGCTAACGCAACCCATGGCGAGGTGCGATTCAAGGGCCAGAAGGTGGCCAAGATTCGCAGCGTGAGCATGGAGACTCAGCGGCAGACGCTGGAGACTACTGGGATCGGCGATATGGATGATGAGTTTGCCTACGGCAAGCGCACGACCAGCGGATCAGCGACGTTGCTCTACAAGACCGATGATCAGGCGACGTTGGATCTGATGAATCGAATCTTTGATGATGGCGAGGCGCCTGATGATCTGGTGATGACGATCTACAAGGGCGGCAACCGTTCTATCTCTGGCCCGGCATTGATCAACAGTCAGGGCATCGCTAGCAGCGTGGGCGATAACGTCCAGGTGAGCATTTCGTTTGTGATCAACGGCAAGCCCAGCAAGGCGTTCTAATGGCTGTCGAGGGCCGGAAGGGAATTGTCCAGCTGAGCCGTGAGTGGCCAGCACCCACGGCGCTCGCTGATGAGCGGCTGCAACGCGGCGCGTCGCCATCGCTCGATCTGACCGATCTGGCGTTCCAGTCCGGTGATGAGGTGCTGCTGGTGAGCCTGCGCGGCGTGCCGCTAGGGATCGGGCTCAATGGGTTTGCGCCATGCCCTGACGGTCATGCGTTCTGGACTGGTGGTGAGACCGCCGTGGGGCCTGCATTGGCGGCGCGTACTGCCGGCGGGACGTTCTGGAGCGCTGATTCATCCGCGCCGTTCTGGGAGTCCGCTGCAACGGTCGGATTTCAGCAGACCGCTACGGCCTACATCCATCGTGACGAAATGGATGATGTGCGGTTCTATTCAACGGAGCTTGATGCGATCAATGGCGGCAGCCAGGGGCTGATCCCGTTGCGGAACGTCTCGCCCGGCCCGATGCTGATCCTGCCGGCTTCCAGCCGCACGGGATACACAGCGGCGGCGCTGACGCTGCTGCAGGCAATCGAGGGCTTAGAGATCACCGATGGTGAGCAACCGGCTGAGAACCTGGCGCCGGTGCCGCA